TTCCAATATCAGATGACATTGGAAGAATTAATCAAGTTACAATTAATGATCCTGGATTTGATTTTTCAGCAGACAAAACTCTGAGTCCTGAGGTATATGTTTCTCCCAATATTACTATTATTAATAGAAATACAATAACAGATATTAATGTTATATCTGGTGGTTCTGGATATATATCTTCCCCAGATTTAGTAATTGTAAATCCTGAAACGGGAGAATCCTACGATACTGGACTCTTAAGTGCATCTATTCAGGGATCATCAATTTCTTCTGTTGAGATTACGCAATCTCCAAAAGGATTATCGGAATTAAAAAATAAAATTTATACAATCAACAATAGTAATGGTGTTGGAATTAATAGTTGCATTTCATCTCCTGCTGGTATTATTACCTGTATATTATCAACGCCCATTCTTGGTTTTTCTACGGATGCCTTCCTCATAGGAGATAGAGTATTTGTAGAAGGAATTCAGAAATTAGGAACAACAGGAACAGGATTTAATTCCTCTGATTATGACTATAATTTCTTTGAAGTAACTGCTTATAGGAATACTAATCCAGCAGAAGTAGAATTTAATATTTCTCCATACACATCAAATGCCGGTATTGCAGTAACAAATCAAAATTCATTTGCCACAATTGTCAGAGAAGCAAATTACCCCATCTTTGATGTTATCCAAACACCATTAGGTTTCAATATCAATGAACAACTTTATATTTTAGATGGAAATTCTTATGTTCATATAGATTTGATAGTCACGGAAAATCTTAATGATTTAATTAAAGTTTATGGAACTTATGAATTAAAAGATGGTGATATTATTTTAGGTAGAGATTCTGGAACTGTTGCGACAATTAAATCTACTGAAGAAAATAGAGCTATATTTAAGATTGATTATTCATTGAGAAGAGATTATGGATGGGCAACTGAAACTGGAAAATTAAATGAAGACTATCAAGTCTTACCAGATAATGATTACTATCAAAACCTTTCATATACAGTAAAGAGCCCAATACAATATGAAGATCTTGTAAATCCAGTTAATAGACTTTTACATACTTCTGGTCTGAAAAACTTTGCAGACACTGGAATTACTAGCACTTCTTCAGTATCTGTTGCAACTACTGCTTCAACTAGCGTAGCATTAGTTGATATTATCAGTGAAAATAGAGTGGACACTATTAACAACTTTGACTTTGGAATTGATATAGATGTTACGGCAAATAAATCTAAGTTTATCAAGTTAAAAAATAAAAAATTATCGGATTATATTAATTGTGTATCAAATCGTGTCTTAACGATTGACAACATTAACCTAGAGTTTTCTGATAGTGAAACATCAGACTTATATAAAGATCTAGTGAAATATGATGTTGCCGATGGATACCAAAGATTTTTAGTACAAATATTAAATCCAAATGATAACCAAAGACAAGTAACAGAGATAATAACTCTTCCTTCAGTTTCCGATGAAATAATTACTTTCGAAAAAGGATCAATTTACAATGATGATTCTAAGATAGCAGATATTTCTGGCAATCTGTCTGATGTTAATGGATTATCATTAAGATTTACTCCAACTGACCCATACAACTATGATTACGATATCAAAGTTCTAAAAGATAATTTTTCTTCTACTCTGACAGGAATTAATACACAATCTGTTGGATTTGTTAACTTAAGTGGATCTAATGTAAACGTTGGTGTAGGATCTACAGCAACTATTATTGCAACTGACAGCTCTCTTACTGAGGCATTATTTGCTAATATTGAAGTTATTAATTCAACTACGGATGCTAGAACTTACGTTGAATTATATGTTGATCATAATAATACCGACACCTTCATTTCAGAATATTACTTTGATAATGACGCAAGTAGTGAATTTTCTGATAATTTCATTGGAACTTTTAGAGCAAATATAAGTTCTGGGGTTCTTTCTCTTTCATTTGAAAATACAGAGCCTAATTCTATTTTAGTAAGATCTAAAATAGTTGGATTTGGAACAACTGCTGTTGGGTTAGGAACATATAGATTTAAAGCATCTGGTCAACCTGATGGAACAGAACAGTCAGCAAGACTACAAAGTAATTATACAATTTCTTCAGGTATATCTACTGTTATTAGTGTAAGTAAATCTGATGTTACAACTATAAAATCTGTAGCAAAGGTTGGATATGGAAATACTTCATCTTTACACCAAATTTTAGTGATGCACGATGATGTTGATGTTTATACTATGCAATATCCTTTCCTTTCAATCGGAAGTACAACTGGTATTGGAACATTTGGATCCGAATATAGTGGGTCAAATCTTTTATTGAAGTTTTACCCAGATTCTCAAATTTTAGATAAGGTATCTGTACAAGTTTATAGTGAAATTATACAAACTGAAATAGATTCGTTAAATATTCCACAAGATTTAACTTACGGTTCAGTAACTGAAAGTTTAGTTTCGTCTCTCTATAATTCAATTAATGGAAATAGAGTAAATAAAACTGTTTTTGATTTAAATTATTCTGGAACTCCAATCTTTGCAAAAACTTTTGATCCTTCAGACTCTGCAGTTTTAAACTTAACTACTGGCATATTCACAATAGAAAATCATTTCTTCAATACTGGTGAAAGACTTGTTTATGAACCTGGATCAACGTTTACTGGAATTGCAGGAACCTCAATTCAAGTTGGTGCAGTTGGTCTTTCAACCGAAGTTTATGCTATCAAACTCAATAATGATCAATTCCAATTAGCATCTAGTAAATCAAACGCAGAATCTGGAACTGAATTGACATTTAGTTCTTTTGGTGGTGGTAATGCACACACTATTGAAATGTATAAGAAGATGGAGAAATCTGTCATCTCTATTGATGGTGTCGTACAAAGTCCAATGGCATATACACCAATTGGTTATACTTTAACTAACAATAACGGTCAAATTAGTGCAGCATCTACATACTTCTCAATTACAGGTATTTCTTCCATTCTTCCTGGAGACGTTCTTAAGATTGATAATGAATTTATAAAAGTTGAATCTGTAGGTTTAGGAACTACTGCAGTCGGACCAATTACAGGAACAGGATCATTTAACCTAATTAAGTCTGAAAGAGGTTTTGTTGGCACACAGGCAACAACACACACCGATGGATCTACTGCTAGAGTTTATCTTGGTTCTTTCAATATAGTTAAGAGTAAGATTCATTTTACCGAAGCACCAACTGGAAATACGGCAGATTTGGTTGATAATAGTAATATCCCATATACAAGATCATCTTTTGGTGGAAGGGTATACTTAAGACAAGATTATTCAACCAATCAAATTTATGATAGTATATCAAAATCATTCACTGGTATTGGACAAACATATCGATTAACTGTGCAAGGTATTAATACTACAGGAATTGAAACTGGAAGTGGTTTACTCTTTATTAATGATATTTTCCAGACTCCATCCACAACTAATAATGTTGGAAATAATTATAATTTAATAGAAAATTCTGGAATTTCCAGTGTAGTATTTGCTGGAATTACGTCATCAAATAATCAGGTTATTTTATCAGATTATGATGTAAATACCAATCAATTGCCAAGAGGAGGTATTATTGTTTCTCTTGGATCTACTTCTGGACTAGGATTTGCTCCTCTCGTTGGTGCATCCGTAACGGCAGTTGTTTCTGGTGGAGCAATTACTTCCGTTGGTCTCGGAACAACAGATATTGTCGGATCTGGTTATCGTGGAATAGTTTCTATCGGTGTCACCGATCCTAATCATATTGGTACAGCAGCAAATATTACTGCAACAGTTGGTGCTGGTGGAACACTTTCCTTTACAGTTGTATCTGGTGGTACAGGTTACGTCACTCCAAGAATTCAAATTCCAGAACCATCTTATGAAAATCTATCAGTTGTTGGTGTTTCAAGACTCGGAATTGGAACTACCACAGAAACAGGAATTGGACTACTTGTTACTTTAGATGTTGGTGCAAGTTCTACAACTGGAATTGGATCAACATTATTCGAGGTTAAATCATTTGAAATTTCTAGACCAGGATATGGATTTAGGGTTGGTGATGTAATTAAACCAGTTGGACTTGTTACTGCGCGTGGATTAGCATCTCCGTTAGCAAACTTTGAAATAACAGTATTAGATACATTTACAGATTCATTCTCTGCTTGGCAATTTGGTGAGTTAGACTTTATTGATTCTATTGCTTCTATGCAAGATGGAAGCAGAACCCGTTTCCCACTTTATTATAATGGACAACTATTGAGTTTTGAGACAGATCCAACAAATGAAATTGATCTTAATTCAATTCTATTAATCTTTGTTAATGGTGTAATTCAAGAACCTGGCGTCCATTACCAATTTGAAGGTGGAACATCATTTATTTTTACGTCAGCACCGACAGAAAATGATAATATATCAGTATTCTTCTATAGAGGAACACGTGGAACTGACAGTGTTCAAATTAATATAGATGAGAAATTAAAACAAGGTGATGAGGTTATTATTACTAAATTTAATAATGTAGAATCACAAACTAACAGAACAATTTTTAATATTGCAGCTTCTGATAAAATTGAAACGGATATCTATAGTGGTTTAGGAATTAATGATAATTCATATAGACCATTTAATTGGATTAAACAAAAAGTTGATAAGTATATTGGTGGAGATTTTGTATATAAAACTAGAGATTCTATTGAATCATTAGTATATCCAACTGCTAGAATTATTGGTGATGTAACTGCTTCATCAACTGAGATATTTGTAGATAATGCTCAGTTCTTTAATTATGAAGAAAATGAGTCTTCTATTGTGATTAGTAATGTTGATGCCATTATCGTGAATGGATCTGATCCAGTTGCAGCAGCTATTACTGCTACGGTATCGATTGCTGGTACAATCAGTGGATTAACCGTTGTAAATGGTGGATCTGGATATGTTGGTTCATCTGCGACTGTTAGATTCTCTGCACCACAATCGATTGGTGTTGGTATCGGAACAACTGCTGTTGCAACGTTGACAATAACAAATGGTGCATTAACAACACCAATAAACATTACAAATTCTGGATTTGGTTATACTTATACTAACCCACCACAAGTCATTGCACCAACTACGAATATTTCCTTTGAAAATATTTTAGATATAACTACTATTCAAGGTTCTTCTGGCATCATAACTGGAATAACTACAACAACAGGAAGTGGTTCACATCCACTTGCTTTAAGATTCTTCTTAAATGCAGATTCATTTACTGGATTATCAAATGGATATCCAATATATGTTTATGATACTGTTGTTGGTTCTGGACTTACTTCAGTAAATGCATCAAATTCATCTAAAGTGGGTGTTGGAACTACATTTGCAGATAACATCTACATTGTAAGAAACTTTACAGCAATAGGCGGCAATAATGCCAGATTTGATGCGGATATTCTTTCCACAACAAATGTTGCTGGATTAGTAACAACTGGTTCAACTGCAAATCCTTCCGGTAGGTTCTCTTGGGGGCGTTTAAGTGGATTTGCGTCCAGAACATCACCAATTTCTATTGGTGTGACTGGATTAACAATTGATTCTGGTTTATCAACTTTCCCAACTATCCAAAGAAGAGGATATGGATTAAGAGACACTGGTGCTCTGAGAAAGGATCTTGGGTAGTATAAATATAGAAAAAAGCTATTAATATGGCGGCACTTGTAACCGATCAATTTAGGATATTAAACGCAGGAAATTTTGTAGACTCCGTTGTTAATACTTCCAATTCATATTATGTTTTTGTAGGTCTTTCAAATCCAACAGACTCAGGATTTGGCAGGGATGTGAATTGGGATACCGATACACCAGATCCAACAGATAATATTGATTATTTAAATTTTGTTGGTGATAATATGATGTTTGGCAAGAAGGTTACTTCTGCTAATGTTAAAAGATTAATTAGAAGAATTGATTGGGCTAGGGGAACAAAATATGAAATGTACCGTCATGATTATAGTTTAACCAATCTATCACCAATAACTAGTTCTTCTAGACTATATGATGCAAATTATTATGTGATCAATAGTGAATATAAAGTATATATTTGTGTTGATAATGGTTCATCTGGAATTTCAACAACTGGTAATGCATCTTTAGATGAACCAACATTTACAGATTTAGAACCATCTGCTGCTGGAGTAAGTGGAGATGGATATGTATGGAAATATCTGTTCAGTGTTTCTCCAAGTGATATTATTAAATTTGATTCTACTGAATATATAACACTACCTAGTGATTGGGCATCATCAACAAATGCTCAAATAACTGCAGTAAGAGATAATGGAGATTCTGACGAAAATTTAAATCAAATTAAAAAAGTCTATATCCATAGCCAAGGTGCCGGATATTCCAATGGTGTTGGTCAAGAATTAAATATTATTGGTGACGGAAGTGGTGCTAAAGTAGTTGTTGATGTTGTTGGTGGAAAAATAACTAACACTGTAATTTCATCAGGTGGAAGTGGTTACACTTACGGAATGGTTGACTTAGGATCCATAAGTGCCAGTGCATCTACAAAGGCAAATTTAATTCCGATTATCCCCCCATCAAAAGGTCATGGATATGATATCTATAGGGAACTGGGTGCTGATAAAGTATTAGTTTATGCTAGATTTGATGATTCTACAAGAGACTTTCCTTCAGAAACAGTTTTTTCACAAGTTGGAATTGTAAAAAATCCAACTTCTATTGGATCGACAGCAGTATTTGGTGAAAATCAATTTTCTTCTCTTGGTGCTCTTAAATTTTCATCAACAACTGGAGATATTAATGTAGGTGATAAGATTTTTCAGTCTGTAACTGGAGGAACTGCAAAAGGTTATGCAGTTTCTTATGATGCTGATACTAAAGTATTAAAGTATGCCCAAGACAGAAGTTTATTTTTAAATCAGACAACATTTGATACTATAGATTATGTTGGCGTCTCTACAACAGCAAAAGTCTATGGTTTTGAATCTAGTGCAAATGCTGTTTCTAGTGATGCAGGATTTTCTGGATCAATAGATATTGGATTTACTGGTATTACTACTAATCCATCAGGAACAAAAATTATTTCACTTGCAACTCAATTTACAAATGGAGTTGCTAATCCTGAGATAAATAAAGGATCGGGGGATATAATTTATCTTGACAATAGACCCCAGATTACTAGAAATTCTAGACAAAAAGAAGACGTTAAAATTATCCTGGAATTTTAAAAAATGCCACAAAAAACGAATCTTAATATAAACCCTTATTATGATGATTTTGATAAGTATAAGAACTTTTATAGGGTTTTATTTAAACCAGGATATCCTATTCAAGCTAGAGAGTTAACAACTCTCCAGTCAATTTTACAAAACCAAGTAGAGTCATTCGGAAGTCATATCTTTAAAGAGGGATCAATGGTGATCCCCGGAAATGTAAATTATGATAATCAATATTATTCCGTAAGATTAAATGCAGATCATTTAGGTATTGATGTATCTGTCTATGTTGATAAGTTAGTAGGAAAGCGCCTTAGAGGTCAAATTTCTGGAATTGTTGCAATAGTAGACAGTTATTCAAATATTTCAGAGTCTGAGGGAATAACAGATCTCACACTATTTGTAAAGTATCTCCAATCTGGAGATAATAATGAAATTGAACAATTTACAGATGGTGAAATTTTAATTACAGAAGAATCATTTATATATGGCAATACTCCAGTCAATTCTGGAGATACCGTATCTACTCTCGTTTCCGAAAATGCTACTGCAATTGGAAATTGTGTCGGAATTGGGGCAGGAGTATACTTTATTAGAGGGACATTTGTAGATGTTGCTGCAGATAAATTAGTTTTAGATGCTTATAGAAATGATTCATCATATAGAGTAGGTCTAACAATTTTAGAAGAAATTGTAACCGCAAAAGATGATAATAGTTTATATGATAACGCTAGAGGATTTTCTAACTATGCTGCCCCTGGTGCCGATAGATTAAAAATTAGTACAAAGTTATCT